AAGATGACCATGAAGTTACATGGTGGTATTGGACTATCTGCTAATCAATGTGGAGTATTTGAAAGAGTTTTTGTAATTGGTGCCAATGATGCAGTTTGGGCTTGTATCAATCCAAAAATTCTTAATGCTTCTCCTGACTTGATACGAGATAAAGAAGGATGTTTATCTTTTCCTGGCTTAGCACTTAATGTAGAAAGACATTCTTGGGTAGAAGCAGAGTTTATTAACGAAGAATGTAAAGTTGTGCAAATGCGTTTTGAAGGTTTAACAGCAAGATGTTATCAACATGAACTTGACCATATGAATGGTATTAGGTTTACCAACCATGTTAAACCACTCGCACTAGAAATGGCAAAGAAACAACAAAAGAAGTTAATTAAAAAAATTATGAGATTGCATAAAAAAATATGATTGATGCTAAAGCTGATGTAGAAGAACAATGGAAACAATGGCAAGATGAGAATCCGCCAAGTTCTTTTGTTAACATTGATGAGGGTTATCTCAAAGAGAAAACCATCAATGACTTAACCTATGTTTCACAAATGGATGTAAAAGAATACACACTCTATCAAAAGTGGTGTGAAGTAAAAGAAAAGTATCCTACTGTTACCAATCAAACATTATTTGGTGAAGAAACACAATTAGTTGAACCTAACCAACAAAAGATTGTTGATGAAGTTAAATCTTCTATTTGGATTCCAACAGAAGCTGATGACTACCTAAAACTACAACCTGTATTAGAATACACAGATGATTCTGGTAAAGATATGCAGATTGGTATTGATGGTTCTACATTTGAAGTTGAGAAGAAACGAAGCAAAGACTTACCTGAAAGATGGAATACTGTTCGTAATTTCATTTCAACAATGAAGAACAATAGTAACATTGGTCGCAACCTAAACTTCTTGGTTCGTGACCAGGTGACTGGCAAGTATCTAGGTGTCATCTGTATATCATCTGACTTCTTAGACCTTACTCCTCGTGATGAGAAGATTGGTTGGCCTCGTGAACTAAAGACACAAGGCAGTATGATTAATCACACGGCAATTGGTTCTACTATTGTGCCATTTCAACCACTTGGTTTCAATTATGTTGGCGGTAAGTTATTGGCATTGCTCTGCCTGTCTGATGAAGTGCAAAGACTTTGGAAGAAACAGTATGGTGATGTTCTTGTTGGTGTAACTACTACATCATTGTATGGCAGAACAAAGGCAGATGGTCTATCACAATATGATAATCTTGACCATTGGCAGAAAATGGGCTTCACGGCAGGTTCAGTATCATTTGAACCAAGTAGAGAAACTCGGTATGATATTATTAATTGGTTAAAGAAGAATCATACTCGCAAATACTTTGAATGGTATGTTGCAAAGAAACCATCAGGTCAACCATATAAGCGTGACCATAAGAATCGTTCACTAGGCTTTACATATAGTAAACTTGGTGTGCCTAAAGAATTGATTAGAACTGACCATGCTCGAGGCATTTACTTCTCACCATTGTATGATAACTCTTATGAGTTTCTCCGTGGTGAAATCAAAGAAGATAAGTTGGTAAAATCATTTGATACCAGCTATGAATCATTGGTGAATATCTGGAAAACAAAACACGCCATTGGTAGAATTAAACAATTGACCAAAAAGAATAAAGTATCCTATGAAACATTGTTTTATGATGATTTGATTTACCTTTCATGGGAAGAAACAAAGGCAAAATATTTAAGTCAAGTCGGCAGATAAAAACTTTTGCCATTAAAATGCTTGACAAGTAGCATATATAATGTTATAGTATTGAATATGCGGTGGGTTGTAGAACAAGTTGGACTTCCCGTTTAATTATCCTTGTGCAACTCAAGGCCACCGCTCCAACTATAAAGACTATGTTTACATTTCTAGGCATCCTAGGTTTTCTCATTACATTACTTGTTGCCATACCAGCAACATTAATCGCTTTCGCCTCTCTCATTGAACACCCAATAAAAACAATTATCAAATTGTGGACAGATGTGGTTGAAACTTACCGCACTCTTTGGGAAAACATTTCAAAATAATTGCCTCAATTGTAATCTAGGTGTGATATCATAGCCTTATGATTGAAGATTACTCCCACACTCTATTAGAACAGGAAGAAATGCATTTCTATTCCTGTGTTGCCGATGTCATTCGTGCCTTTCAATGCCATGGTGCCAGTCATATCCTACATGAAGTAATGAAAAATCCTCAATTAAAACAAGAGCTTAGCCTGTTGCTTTCACGCAACAAGTAAGCTTGACTTTCCTCGTGGTTCGTGTATAATGGTTGCATATTAATCAGAAAGTTCATATGGCATTTACAGTAGAATCTAAATCACAATTGGCAAAGTTACTTGCCACAGAAAATCTTACTATCGAGCATCAAAAGATTCGCACAGCAATGTTCGACCCTAAAAATCGTGTTCTCTATTGTCCTATCTGGAAAGATATGACTGGTGCTACATACGACCATATGTTAGGTCACGAAGTTGGCCATGCTCTCTATACACCTGCCGAAGGTTGGCATGAAGCGGCTTCTTCTCTTGGTGCCAAATATAAAGGCTTCTTGAATGTAGTTGAAGATGCTCGTATTGAGAAAAAAGTAAAACGGAAATATCCTGGTATTCGTTCTTCATTCGTTAAAAGTTATCAAGCACTTTTTGATAAAGATTTTTTTGGTATTAGAGGTCGTGATTTAAATAGTTTGTCATTTATTGACCGCCTTAATCTTCATACAAAATCTTCTGGCACAACCAAAGTAAATTTTACTGATGAAGAAATGAAATTGGTAAAACAAGTTGAAGCTTGTGAAACATGGGAAGATGTTATTCGTGTTACAAAAGCTGTATTCAATTATTCTAAAGATGAACAATTTGAAATGTTACAGCAATTGTTGGCAAGTATGGATTACCAACAAGATGATGGTGACGATGTTGATTCTGATGATGATTATGGTTATTCAGAGTATGATGAAGAAGAAGGCGAAGAAGAACAAGACGGTGCTCAAAGCGGTGATATGAAAGGTGAAAGTGGTTCAGAGAAACAAGAAGCCAAAAAATCCAATTCTGAAAATGATAATGGTGAAGAAACTGATAGTGATGAAAATGGGAATTCAATCAATCACGATAAAGAATCTAAGCCTACTGATATTGACCAGTTTGAGCCTTCTTGTGAAACAGATGAAAACTTCCGTAAGAATGAAGATAGTTTAGTTGCTCAAGAATGTAAACCATACCTTTATGGTAAAATTCCTAAAGTAAACCTTGATAATATTATTACTCCTGCCAAGCGTGTGCATGAATTATTAGAAAAATATTATTTCAAGCATGATGGCTCTCCTGAGCGTAGAGTTCATTTTGAATCATATGCTTCTTCTAAAATGAAAGAATTCAAATCAAAGAATGAGCGCTATGTTAGTTTATTGGCCAAAGAATTTGAAATGAAGAAAGCTGCTCGTGCTTATGCCAAGGCTAAAGTGTCTAATACAGGTGACATTGATATCAGTAAACTATACAAGTATCAAGTGGAAGATAATATCTTCCGTAAGATGATGAGAGTACCAAAAGGTAAATCTCACGGCTTAGTATTGTTGCTTGACCGTTCTGGTTCCATGTCCCGTAATATGGCAGGTTCAATTGAACAGATTTTGGTTCTTGCCATGTTCTGCCGTAAAGTGAACATTCCATTTGTTCTGTATGGTTTTGGTGATGTAACAGAAAGCCGTTACTTTGATTACCCTAACCGAGATTACAAAAAAGAAAAATGCTTTGAACAAAATGTAAATGAATTTTCTTTTGATACGGTATTCTTGCGTGAGTATATCAATTCAAAAATGAGCAATTCAGAATTCAATCGTTGTATTCGTAATTTGGTTTTGTTAAAAGAATCTTATACTAGTAATTATCATTCTCTTGGTCGGCCAAATAGTGAGCATCTTGGTAATACTCCTTTGTTGCAAGCGATGATTGCATTAGAGCCAATCACAAAAGAATTTCGCAAAGTGAATAATTTAGATTTGGTTAACCTTGTGGTTGTCCATGACGGTGATGCTGATAATACAAGTAGAATAAATGTTGAAAGAGATCCACATGAATGGGAAAAACAAGGTGAAAAAATAATTAGACCTACATCTTTCAATAGCTCTCGTGAAAATGTATTCATTAAAGATTATGAATCCAAATTACAGGTTAAAATTGAACCATCCGTTCTTAATGGGTTTTATGATGAATCATTCCGAATCGGTATCTTTGATTGGTTCCGTGCTAAAACTGGTGCAAAGATTTTTGGTTTCTTTATTGCAGGCCAAGGCCGTGAGTTAAGACAAGCTCTTGCTCACAGGTATGTTAATAAAGATGGCAAATCTGTTAATGAGATTATCAAAGAAAAATATAGTTCTACCCATATGATGATTTCGCCAGATAAAAGTGATATTGTTAAAGAAATTGTTGCTAAAATGAAAAGTGAAAAGTTCATTCAATCTTACAATAAAGGCTACGAAGCATTCTTTATTATGCCTGGTGGTTCTGATTTACAGATTGAAGATGAGGAGTTGGTTGTAACTGGTGCGGTAACCGCTAACAAGTTAAAAACGGCATTTATGAGAATGAATAAAAAGAAAGCGGTCAATCGTGTGATGGTGTCAAGGTTCATTGATGGCATTGCTGCCTAAGGTGTTGTTTTTAAGCAACAGCTGCTTGACTTTGATTGTGGTTTATGATACAATGGTAGGATCTAGTGAAAAATGGAAGGTTATATTATGAGTAACAAAATTGAAATTCGTGAAAAGTTTAAAACATTATTAATTGCCACTGGCAAAAGCACCGTAACAAAATCTGAGATTAAGGATATTTGTTCAAAATTAAATATTTCTGGTGCTCAATGGTTTACTAAAGATATTAGTAACCGAGTTGGTCGTGGCTTGTATAAAGTACCAAATAGTTCATCGGCACCTGTTGCTGAAATGATTGATTATAATGCACAGGTTATTCCAATGCCAAAACAAAATGAAGTGAAGTCTGGTAATCGTATTTCAAATGTTACCACAGATTTAGAAACCGAAAATCTAGTACCTGCTGTATATAAAAATTATGTGCCGTTTGGTAACTTTGATGATTTACTTTCAATCATTGGTTCTAAAAAGTTTTACCCAATCTTTATTACTGGCCATTCTGGTAATGGTAAAACAATGTCGGCTGAACAGGCATCTGCCAAACTAAAGCGTAAATTTGTTTGCGTATCAATGACACCTGAAACCGATGAATCTGATTTACTTGGTAACTTTGTGTTGATTAATGGTCAAATGGAATGGCGAGATGGCCCGGTTACCGTAGCTGCTCGTCAAGGTGCCGTATTATGTATTGATGAGATTGATTATGGTGCTCAAAATCTTTCCTGTTTACAGCGTGTGCTTGAAGGTAAACCATTCTTGCTGAAAAAGAAGAATGAATTGGTTGTGCCTGCTGAAGGTTTCACAATCATCGCTACTGCCAATACTAAAGGTAAAGGTTCAGATGATGGTCGTTATATGTTCACTAATGTATTGAATGAGGCTTTCTTAGAAAGATTCCTTAATACCTACGAACAAGATTGGCCTCCTGTTAAGGTTGAACAGAAGATTATCAAAAAAGAATTAGAAGCAAACGGCAAAGCCGATGATGAGTTTGCTGAGAAATTGGTAACTTGGGCTGATGTGATTCGTAAAACCTTTGTTGAAGGCGGTGTTGACGAAGTGATTTCTACCCGCCGTTTGGTACATATCAGTAAGACCTATGGTGTGTTTGGTAATCGTATGAAGGCCATTGAGTTGTGCTTGAATCGTTTTGATGATGACACCAAGATGTCTTTCCTTGACTTGTATTCTAAAGTGGATGCTGGTGCCAATACCGAAACATTGATGGCACAAACAGTTGATATTACATTACCTGAACAACAACCATCAGGCGAT